GCTCCGAGGTCGATGCCGTACCTCACCAGGAGTGCCACACAATGAATCTACAAACAAGCGAATCTGTTCACTCGTCACTGCGAGACGGCGAGTACGCGCCTGCTCACGGACACGAAGACGATCACGGTCTCGACGAACACGAGTCGCCGATCCGGAGCAATGCGCCGGTGATTGCCAAGCGCCTCGACGTGATCAGTCTCGGCGACGAGTCGGCGCTAAACTGGTTCTTTGCTCGGGGCGTCGGCATCTACGAGCGCAGCGCATTCGGCGCGATCATCGACCGGCTGAAGTACGGCGCCATGGGTTCGCACCCGTGCGCACGCTGCGAGGGCGAGGGCATCCTGAACGACGGCGGGTTTCGCGTCGACGACACATGCCGCAGGTGCAAGGGCAACGGCTCCGAACCGGGCACCGACAAGGCATGCCCGCAGTGCCGCGGCCGCGGTCGAGAGGCCAGCTACCAGACGAACGTCGAACACGGCGGGTGGTGTCCAGCGTGCCGCGGGACCGGTGCCACTAGCATCGACCGGCGTGGCGGCAAGCCGACGGCGTGCGGCTCGTGTCCGGGTACGCGCTCCGCTCGCAAGTGCAAGAACTGCGGGACGTGCAAGGTGTGCCTTGCCGCAAAAGCGTGCCGGAACTGCCGGAATTGCCTCGGAACTGGCACGGAACCGGTCAGCGTGCACCCATCGGGCATTGACGGGGCGAGCGGACGCGAAGGCGCCGACGACAGCGCACTCACGAAATTCGCGCTGACCTCGCGTCGCCTACAACGCGTGCGGGCCAAGTCGCCTGCCCTGTTCATGGCGCTCGTCGCCTACTACGGCGATGTGGGTACGCGCTGGGGGCTGACCAACCGCGGTCGGATCTTCGCGCTCTACCACCTCACCGGCCCGGGTAAGAAGCTCTCGCGGCAAGCGATCTCGGACAAGGAACGAGCCAGCCTGCCCGAAGCACAGCGCGCCGACGACCTGACCATGCCGGAGCGAATCGGGGTGCGCGCCGACCTCGACCGCGACCAGCCGAAGCGCGAGCGGACCGCACTGCTCGACACCGCTGGCGCTCATGCACAGGAGCTCTACCAGCGCGCAGCCGTCGCCTGGAACGAAGCCAACGAGGGCACGCCGAAGCGCGTCACGCGGTCGCTGGTGAAGCGGGCAACCAAGCTCGGGCTCGTCAGTCTGGCGAACGCTCTCGCCGACCAAGGGGGCGCCAAGTGAAAAGAACGACTGTCGATTTAGAAAAACAATATTTCACAACGAACGACGTGCGCCTCTTACTCAAGCTCAAGACCACGGATGAGGCCATTAACTGGCTGAAGCGTGAAGGCGCGGCGCTGAAAAAAGGCGGGCGGTACTACACGACCAGGGGCCGGCTCATGTCAGCATTTCCCGATGTTTTCCAATCACTTGCGCGTTGAAACCGGGCAGCTCGGTCTAATCAGGCGAATCAGGGAAACCCGAATGCACACCCCCCATATACCTATAAGGGCCCGCGCAGAGAATGAGCACCCACGGCGGAGCAGTCACGACGACGACCCCGTGCTCATGACGCGACGAGCCCAACCGAAAGCGCAACCGTGTTCGAGTTCCGGCCAACGATCGCGCAAGAAGTCAGCACCTTTGACTACACCGCGAATCCAGCTACTCGGCGCGCCAGTACTGCGCCGGCTCCGACCGACGCCCAGCGAGCCATGTGGGCAAGAGGGGCCGAACTCAACCGACCAAGCGATTGCAAGGTCGCTCGCAAAGTTGTTCGTCGTCCCCAAGGCAACCCCGGCTGAGCGTCCCTGGTCCAGGCTGCAAATCGAAGAGCGGCGGGAGTTCCAGGAAGCCCAGCGATGGGCGAGGCGATGAGTCATGGGCCGTCCAAGCAAGCTGACTCCCGAGCTGCAGACTAAGATCTGCGAGCTCCTGTCGGAAGGTAAGCGGCTGGACGTTGCTTGCGCTGAATGCGACGTTGACCCGTCGACTCTGGCGCACTGGAAGGCGGAAGCGGCTCGCGGTTCCGAGCTGCACGCGGAGTTTACCAATGCCGTCGCCCGCGCGTTCCTTATAGGCGAAGGCCAGCTTTTCGACGATGTGAGGAAGGGCGACCCCGACAAATCGGCTCGCTGGCTGCTCGAGAGAACGCGCCCGAAGCACTACGCGCCGCGACTAAACGTCAAACTCGAGGAAGGCCTCGAAGTGTTGCTAAACGATGTCGAGCGGGTTTGTGGCGCGAAGGATTGCGGCTGCTACGAGGCAATCCTCGCCCGCCTTGCTGCTCGCGAAGCTGGCGAAGGCGAGGATCCAGGAGAGGGCGGCGAAGGCTGACACCGGGCCGAAGATCAGGCGGTACACAAACCCGCTTTACGAATACGCGGACCGACCAGTCGAGTTCATCCGGGACATTCTCGGCTACGAGCTCGAGATTCCGCTGCCCGATGGCACGATTTGCGACTACCAGGCGAAAGCCGCTCGAGCCGTTTGCGCCAATGAGCGCGTGACGATTCGCAGCGGGCAGAAGACGGGAAAGTCACTGCTCGCGATTCTCCTGGCGATCTGGTGGGTCTGCACGCGCGACCGCGGCGAGTGCATCCTAACTTCGAGCTCCGATCCGCAGGTCAAAAACGTCCTCTGGAAAGAGCTTCACGAGGTCAACCGGGCGCTCAAGCGTCGCGGCGTCGAGCTGCTACCGAATGTGCCACTGGACCCCGCAACCGGGTGCCGCTGGGACGACGGGCGCAGCATGCGCGGCTTCGCCACTAAGACGCCGGAGAACGCCGCTGGTATCTCGGGGCCGGCGCTATTCTTCATCCTCGACGAAGCGAGCGGCATCGAAGCAAAGATCGCCGAGGCATTCATCGGCAACGCGACTGGCGGCGCGAAGGTGCTTGCCCTATCGAACCCGACGCAAACGTCCGGCTTCTTTTACGAGACGTTCACGACTCGGCGCGAGTTCTGGTTTCAGATCCATCTGACCTGCTACGACTCGCCGAACTACTGCAGCGGTCAGCGCCTCGTCCCTGGGCTCGCAACGCGCGAGGCAGTGGACGAAATGGTCAGGGCCTACGGCGACGACTCGCCGTTCGTCGCTGTTCGTGTGCGTGGCGACTTTCCGACTCAGGTCGCGAATGTCGTGATTGGCCTCGGCATGCTCGAGGCGGCAACGGCGCGCTGGGACACGGTAGAATCTGGCGACTTGCTGCCGAGTGGCACGCTCGATCTGGGCGTAGACGTCGCTCGATTCGGAGACGATCTCTCGGTCGTTACTGGGCGCCGTGGCCTCGTCGGTTACTCGCCTGCTTGGATCAAGGCGCAGCATGGGATCGAATCCTGGGCGAGCGGCTACGATTCGACGAAGGTCTGCGGGCTGGTACTGCTGGTCATGCGCAAGCTGCGCACCAAAGGCGAGCGCGTTCGAATCAAGCTCGACGCCGCTGGCGGCTATGGCGGCGCTGTCGCTGACCGGCTTCGTGAGCTGCAGGAAAACGGCGATCTCGATGAGTTCGTGCAGATAATCGAAATCAACGTCGCTTGCGTCTCGACCGAGCCGGAAGAGTTCCCGCTACTGCGTGACGAGATCTGGTTTTCGTTTCGAGAGTGGGCGCAAGAGGGCGGCGCGTTCTTCAGCGATCCGCGGCTCGAGTCCGAGCTAATCGCGCCCACCTACTCGCTCACCAAAAAAGCGCAACGCAAGGTCGAGTCGAAGGACGAGATCAAGAAGCGCGCACCGAGCAATCAGAGCCCCGATTTCGCGGACTCTTTCCTACTAGCGATTTTCGACGGCGTAGCAACGCCGATCGACTCCGGCGAGGACGACGACGAGTTCGTCGACGATGCACCTCGCTGGGGCAACTACGACGGCCGCGGATACGGCTGACCCACACACGCAAGGACACTCATGCAACCTTCAGTCGGTATCATCAAGTACGGCGAGCGCGCGGCGCGTGAGATCTCGAGTCGTATCGGCGGAACCGTTGCCGACCGCGCTACTCTGGCGGGCCTCGGTAAGCAGGCGCGCGCCGACGGACAGATCATCAAGGTCGCGTCCGACCGCTCCGAGTGGATGTTCAGTCTCGCGAGCGTGGCCGTCGACGCGACGCAAAATCTCGTCGTCACCCCGAATGATGCTCTCGGCGGCGTATGGCTGCGTGTCGACAACTTCGTCGACTTGAAGCTGCCGATCGCGTTCGGGACGGCGGACGCTACGGCGCTACTGACCGTTCCGACGGGGTTCAATCTGCTTTTGCTGCGCGCGTATTGGGAGGTGATTGCGTCGTTCACCGGCGGCGCCGGCGCGATCGGCGTGAGCTCGAACAACGCCGCGTTCTCGACCAAGGGCGACATCCTAGGCGGCGCAACTGGCGACGTTGCGGCCACGCTCGTGCAGACCGGCAGTCCCTACAAGGGCGGCACCATCGGCGCGAAGTTCGGCACCAACGGACTGATCGCGCTCGTACCCACGAACACGATCCGTCTCGATGTTCAGACCGCTGGCTTCACGGCTGGCAACGGCTTCGTGCACGTGGCCGCGCAACTCATAAACTGACATGGCGGCGCAAAAGGGTCTCGGTCTCAAATACCGAAGCACACCGACATCGTTGGCCGCAGTCGTCGCGAGCGATACCGTCGACCTTCCTGGAGGCTCGGCGCGTATCTCGGTCACCACGGCCGGCGCCTATCAGGTGATCGCTCACTCCGACTCGGCACCGGTCACGCTGCAGCTTGCGGCGGGTGTCATGCACGAGACGCTGATTCGGCGCGTGTATGCGACCGGCTCGGTTGCAACCGTTGGCATCGTCGCTCACTACTCCTGACAAACTGAACGAGGGAACCCATGGCCACCAAGCGCGTGGGTGCCGGCGCGCAGGAGCGGACGGCGTCCAAGAAGAAGTCTTACGTCGATCCGGTCGTTGCCGATCTCGCTCTCTCGCTGCAGTTCCAGCGCGTTGGCGGCAACCTCACCCCGGGTCAGGTCTCGTCGATTCTGCAATCGGCGGACGCTGGCCGCCCCTTCCGACTTGTCGATCTCTTCCACGAGTGCCGACAGAAGGAAGGTCACGTCCAGTCGATATTTCAGACGCGCGAGCTCGCGGTGTCTGGGTTGCCGTTCGACATCATCGCCCCCGAGGGAAAGAAGAAACGGGACAGCAAGTATCGCGATCGGTGCATGAAAGCGCTGCTCGCGTGCGACACGTTCCGCGAGATGTGCGCTCACCTCGTCGGCGAGGGCAACGCATTCGGTTACGCGTACTCTGAGAACGTCTGGAAGAAAGACAAGGACGGCCTCCTGGTGCCGTCGGTGTTCAAGCAGATCAACTGTCGGCGCTTCGGCTTCCGGCAAGTCGACGGAAAGCTGCTTTTCGATCCGACGACGAGCGGCAACGGCAACGCGGTTGATGCGCTCGGTGTCGATCTGATCGAGGAGTACCCGATCGGAAAGTTCTCAACGTATCAGCCGCGCGTGAACGGCGACACACTGGTCCGTGAGGGCCTGTCCAGACTCATCATCTGGCTTTCGCTTTTTCGGACGTTCGATCTGCGCGATTGGCTGCAGCTTGCGGAGCTCGCGTGGAAGCCTTGGCGCCTCGGCAAGTACGCCAAAGAGGCGAGCAAGCCGGACAAGGACAACCTCCGGAAGATCATGCAGGCGCTCACCACGAACGGCGTGGCGACGCACCCCGACAACACTTCGATCGAGCTGTTCTGGCCGCAGCAAGCCGGCGGCAAGGTCTCGAATCACAAAGAACTGGCCGACTTCCTCGGCGACGAAATGTCGAAGGCCGTTCTCGGTCAAACTGACATGGTGTCGCCGGGCGCCAATGGTTCGCGCGCTGCAACGGCTGCCCGTAACGAGCTGCGCAAAGACCGACGCGACGCTGATGCGGTGGGCCTATCAACGGCCGTTCAGAAGTACGTGATCGAGCCGTTTTATGCGCTCAATTACGGCCCATCGATCGAGCCTGGCCGGTTCCTGTTTCTGACCGAGGACCCGCTCGACTTCCTCAAGTTCGCTCAGTCGATCCAAGCGTTCCGCAACGCCGGCCTGAAGATCCCGTCCTCGTACGTTTACGAGAAGACTGGCATCCCCGAGGGCGACGAAGGTGACGAGCTGCTTGGCGAAGGCATGGGCGACAAGAACCCCGGCGTGGAGCCCGACCCCGATGGCGACAAAGACACCGGAACCGAAGGCGACGACGCCGAGCCCGAACCAGCAAATCCCAAGGGAAAGCCGAAAGGCAAACCCAAGAGCGGCGCTCGACGAGCTGCGCAATCGTCACCCTGAACACGTGCACGCGCCCGGCTATGCCGATCGCGCAGCTCCGAGAGTTCGAACCCGATGAGCAAAGCAGCGATTCAAGAACTACTCTCAGCTCTCAGCGAGAAGGGTGACGACGGAATCATTCACCGAACCTTCGGGGTGACCGTCAAGGCCGACACGATCGACAAGAAAGCGCGCAGCGTGCGCGTAATTGCGTCGACCGACTCGATCGACAGCTACGACGAGATCGTCGAGCAAGACTGGGAAAAGCGGCTAGGCCGCTACAAGAAGAACCCGGTAGTTCTCTACAATCACAACAAGTCAGGCTTCCTCGGCATGGGCGGCGCAGCTTGCGACACCCTGCCGATCGGCAGCGCGAGCGATGTTCGAATAGTGGACGGCCACCTCGAAGCGACGTTGCACTTCGTCGACGATCTGGCGAACCCAATGGGCGAGAAGGTCTGGCAGGGATTTCTGCAAGGATCGATTCGCGCGGTGTCCGTCGGCTTCATGCCGCACAGCGTCCGAGAAGAGAAGCAGAACGACGTCGAGATCCTTCGGCTCTGTGACAACGAGCTGTACGAAATCAGCGCCGTTGCCATGCCAGCAAACGCCGATGCGGTGGCTCTGTCCGCCGAGTCCGGTAGCGAACGTCAACGACTCCGCGCGCGCGCCCGTGCCGCGCAAGAACCAAATCTCACGGCCTTGGCCGAGAAAGCGAAGATCCAAATGGACCTTGCCGAACAATTGAAGAAAGCCCAGGACGATCTCGTCGCAGCCGCCAAGGCAATCGAGACCGAAAAGGCGCTCAGCGCCGAGCACAAGACGGCCGCTGAAACCGCGCAAACTGCTCTACAAACCTCTGAAACCGCATTGAAAGCCTTGGAAACCGAGCTGGAAGAGCTCAAAGCCAAGAACGCGCTGACCACGACCGAGAAGGAGGCCAGCGAGGCCAAACTCATCGAGCTCGAGGTCGACGCTCTCGTCGGCAAGAAGATCGCCCCCGCCGAGAAAGCCGACTTCATTGCTCTGCGCACGACCGACCCGAAGCGGTTCAAGTCGATGGTCGCGAACCGAGCCGACATGCCGCACACTAAATCGCTCGTTGCCGACGACAACAAGTCGAGCAAGTCCAAGAGCAGCTCCGGCATTCTCAGCAACGCTCGCAAGTCCGCGGCCGGCAAGTAAGCCGCGCGCGTCGACTCCAATCCTCAAAAACTCAACGCCGGGGTCACTCGGCACCAGAAAAAAGGTTCCAAGTAAATGGCTAACCCGCGTGCACAAGAGCGCCTCGAAGGCGCAGACATTCGGATCTATCCCGTCAACGCCGGCACTGTCCGCAAGGGCTTCCCGGTCAAGCGCGTCGGCGCAAATGTGATCGAAGGCGTGGCGATCGGTGACAATACGATCGGTATCGCACTCGACGCTGGCGACGTTGCTGGCGTAGCCGGCGCGACCAGCATTCGCGTCGTGCACTACGGCAAGGGCATCGTCCAGGGTCTCGTCGGAACTGGCGCCGCCACTCCCGGCAGCTTCGCGAAATGGGCTGGCGCTGGCGACGGACTGACCGACGCCACCGTCGGTGGCGCGACCACGAAGCTCGTCGTTCACGGTCAGTGGGTCGAGTCCGGCGCCGCTGGCGAATACGCGGGCCTCAACCTCGGAATGGCGTCCGCCACCGTCGGGTCCTGAGCGCTCGCGCGCCGACCTTTCAACCTCTTTCGCAACCAAAGTAACTGGAGCCAACTCAAATGATCCGAACCGACAACGCGATGCCGGTGCAACGCACCGCCGCAGGTCTCGAGTACGAAAAACTCGTCAAGTACGTCAAGGGCATCGAGTCGCGCGGCGACGACGCCGAGATGGCGGAGTTCGCAGAACGCAACTCAGACATCCTGGCAGTCAAGGACCTCCGTCCCGGCGACGTGCACCAGGACACCGTCCTCACGTCGATGTCAGTGCAGTACGTCAACGACGACTACATCGGCTTGCAACTGATGCCGCGCGTGCTCACGGGTGGCGCTCTGAGCGGCATCTATTACGAATACAATCAGCGCGATCGCCTGGCGTACCCGGATGACACCGTAGCCGATCGCGTCAACGCGAACGAGCTCGGGCAGGGCCGCACCAAGCGCAATTTCAGCCTCGGGATCCGCTCACTGCGCGAGTACCTCGACTGGATGACGATCCAGAACCAGAGTGCTCCGCTGAACGAGCTGATCGACGTACAATCGCATGTGCTCGACGGCTTGGCGTTCAACCAAGAGCTACGCATCATCGCGGCGACCACGACCCCCGGAAACTTCGGCGCGAACACTGTGGCGCTGGCTGGCTCTGACCGCTTCGATACTTCGGCTGGCGGCGATCCCGCTGGCGTCGCTGACACGGCGATGGCGAACCTCTGGCAGGGTATGGGCCCGAGCAAGACGGTCGCCGTTGCATCGCTCAGCGTCTACAACGTGCTGAAGCGCCACCCGCGCATCCTCGACACCTTCAAGTACGGCGTCGGCGCCGAAGGCCCGAAGATGGCCAACACGAAGATGCTCGCCGAGTACTTCGAGGTCGACGAGTTCTTGGTCGGTCGCGCACGCAAGGATGTCGCGAACAGCAACGCGGCAGCCAGCTACGGCCGCATGTGGCCCGACATCCTCGGATTCTTCCGCGTGTCGACCTCGCCGAGCCTCCGGAATGTGTGCTTCGGCACCACGTTCCAGGACGCGGCAACGCAAACCGATCTGATGTGGATCAACGACCGCGGACCGAAGGGCTCGTACTTGGCGCGCTGCACGCTCAGCGACCAGCAAAAGGTGATCTCGGCGTTCGCCGGATACCTCGTCACCACGCCGATCGGCTGATCGTAGTCGACGCGGCGTAACCGGGTGCGGCGTTGAGGGGCGCCGCTGCCCAACCATCAAGTTTTTTCTGAGGGACCGAGACCATGGCAGACAACACGAACGACGCGGCGAAGCTGAAGACCGAGCAGGAACAGGCGAAGGCGAAGGCCGACGCTGACGCGGCGAAGCTGAAGGCTGAGGCGGACGCGAAAGCGGCGGAGGCCAAGAAAGCCGCCGACGACGCGGCTGAACTCAAAGCGTTTCGCGAAAAAGAAGCCGAGACAAGGCTGACCGCACAGAGGCAAGCGGAGATCGAGGCTGTGCGCGCAGCCAAAGCGATCGACGAAGACACGATCGACGCTCTCGTCGAGGATGCCCGATTGGCCGGCGCGAACGAAAAGTCGCTCTCTGAGTTGCGCGGCGCGCTCGCCAGCAGCACTGTCGACGAGCTGCCGAAGTTCAACGAGCAGATTTCGGCGCTTCGAAAGAAGAACCGGAAGCCGCACCACGTCGTCTCGCAGGGGTCGGTGATGTTCAACGGCGATCGGTACGAGCACGAGGATCCGATCCTGCTCACGGATTCCGAAGCGCTCGACCTTGGCCCCGAGGTGGTCGCGCCCGGTACGGCTCCGCCAAAGCCGCGGGATATCAACAAGCGCAAGGGCGGAAAGTACACCGTCGCCGGCCCCGGTTCCGTCTACAAGGACGGTCGCCACCGCCACGCGGGCGAGGTGCTCGAGCTGAACGAGGACGACGCGCGCAGCCTGGGCGAAGCGGTCGTAGAGGTCTAAACAATGCCGAGCGCGAATCAAAACGCGCGCTCGGCGACATTGCGGGATGGCGCAGTCTGGTAGCGCGCTTGGCTCATAACCAAGAGGCCGCTGGTTCAAATCCAGCTCTCCGCAACTAACTGACAAGGTAAAGCGATGGCTGCTGTCCTACTCATCGACCAGGCGCAGCTCGAGGATCGCATCTCTGCGATTACTCTGATGCGCCTGTATGACGACGACAACGACGGAGTCGCAGACGTTGATGCCGTGAACGGACTGATCGCCGACGGTTCGTCAAAGGTGCTCGAGTGGCTAGGTCCTGTTTACGACGTAGCTATTTTGAGCGCGGTACAGCAGAACGCAGTCGTGAGGCTCGTGAAGGACGTTTGCCAAGCCTACGCGGCGCAGCGGCACCCGGAGTTCATGCGCGGAGTCGACGGATACAAAGCGATGGCGCAGGCCGAAAAGGAGCTGGAGAACCTCCGCAAAGGCCTGACCAATCTCGGCACGAAAGACCCGCCCGAGCCAGCTGCAAACCAGGGCGGCGACGTGGACAGCGGCGATCCAAACGACCAGACGCCGAGAGATAAACTCTTCCTCGACGGAACAGGCGACTACTGAGGTGACCCATGCTCCAGGTCTTCCCCGACCTGCAGCCGCTTTTCGACCTTGAAGAAGAGTGGGACCGCGGCCTCATCAAGCTCTCTGACGCTGCCCGGCGCGCAGTAGCTCGAGCCGTAGTCGAAGCGCCGATCGAAGCAATCAACACCCGTCACTACAAGGACCGGACTGCCCTCCTAACGTCGATGACGAAGGGGTGGGTCGAGATCTCGGTCCCTGGTGGCGCGATTGGCGAGATCGGCGCGTACACGTATTACGCGAGCTACGTGAACGACGGGACGCGACCGCATGAGATTTGGGGCAACCCGCTTCTGACGTTCAAGATCGGCGGCCGTTGGGTTTCGACTCCCATGGTGAACCACCATGGGACGCAGCCAGACGGGTTCATGAGTCGCGCTTACTTCAAGGCCGAAGCTGTGATGATTCGCGAGATTGAGATCGGCGTCGCCGACCTCGAGCACTTCTTGGAAGGCTGACCCCGATGACTGCAGACGGAAGCACGATCGGCGGGCGCGCTGTTCCGTTGGTTGGGGTGTCGAGCAAAACCGATACGGTCAAGGACTACGCGCTCGACGTAGTGGTCGGCTACCTAGCGGCGATTCTCCGGACCTATGCCGAGTCGGCTTGGCATTCTGTAGCGCCAGGCGAGCCAATCGTCCGGCGCGCGTTCACGCACGACCCGCAAGAGTACGAGTTCAATCAAAACGACCTGCCTGCGCTGTACATGTTTCGCACGGGCAGCGCGAGGAACGCCGAGAACCTATCGGAAGACTACCGAATCCACACCGACGGCGTGCGGTTGTTCTGGGTTCTCCCGCCAGGCAGCCCCGATACCGATCGACGGCGCAGCCCGATCATTCAGGCCGTTGGCAAGCTAATTGACCTGAAGATCGATCGCGTACGAGACCCTTGCTATGTGCTCGCGAACGACCCCGACCCGACGAAGATGGCCGAGGGCACGGTCGTCATTCGCGCCGCTGGATTGAATTGGATCAAGTTTCTCCAGTGGAAGCTAGCGAAGCTAGCGATCCAAATCGGCGAAGGTGCGGCGCGGCGCGTCTATCAAGCGCTCGACGTCACGTTCGAGTTTGAAGAGTCGATAACGCAGGGCTTCGCCGACATTTCGAACCCTTCGTCAGTCGACGCCATGTTCGCGATCGACGGCGCCAAAGACACCGACGGTAACCCGCTGCCCGCGGTTCCGTTCTCCGAGTTAATCGGCTGACACACATTCACGACACCGGGGCTTAGCGGTAACGCTTGGCCTCGGTGCTGATACCAAACCACTGACGACGAGCCTCGCGCCGTCGTCGCAAACGGAGCGCCATGCCCCTACCGAAATCGACCGTCCGGGTTTTCCCGAATCCGTGGGGGTTCATCCACCACGACCTCGGCCCGCAAGGCCATTGTCACGAAGATACGGGCGGCCGCGGCTCGACTCCGCGCTTCATCGGCGCCGAGCAGGACCAAGAGCGCACGAAGCTCGTGCACAACTACGAGTCAGATCCGAACGAGACGCGGCTCAATGTGCACGTACAAGCGTGGGCGTTCCCCTCGCTCGACGCTGCGCTGCTCGGCCCGGCTCCGGGTTTCGAACGCGGCATCGAGCTACCGAAAACGCCGTACTACCTCGACCGCTTGCGCGATGGCGATCTGATCCCCGCCGACGAGCGCTCTGGCGAGAACGGTTGCCGATTCGCGAGCCTCGCGGAGGCCAAGGCGGCCGGCGTTGCGGTGTTCGAGTCTCACTTCGGTGAGGGCACGTTCGCCGAGCTGTGCCCCGAGCTCGCTGGCGCCCCCGCAAAGTCAGCCGAAGCGCCCGCCCTGACCAGCGCGGCGCCCGTGCTGACGACGCTGGCAGAGGCCCGCCCTGCCCCGTCAGACGCAGAAACCGCCGCCGCCACCCCCGACGCCAAAGCCGCACGCGCAAGCCGCGTCGCCAACGGAGCCGACAAATGACCGCACCGCCAGTCTCGATCATCGGCTTCGCGTCCACCGATTTCGTCCCCGGTTTCGTGGGCGAGACCGTCTTGGGCGCCGGCCCGGCTACGTCGGGCAACGCAGTCTTCAAGCTGCTTTTGGTCGGCAACATGCTGGCCACGGGGAGCGCCGTTCCCAACGTCGACACGAAGCAGGTCTTTTCGGAGAACGACGCGCGTACGTTCTTTGGTCCTGGCTCCGAGCTGCATCGCATGGTGCGCGCTGCGCTCCGTGTACCCGGCATTCAGATCTGGTGCTCGCCGGTCACCGAGAGCGCGGGCGCCGCTGGTACAGTCACGATCTCGTTTACCGGGACCGCTGGGAGCGCCGGGACGTTCACGTACTGGATCGACGGCGAACGCATCGACGTCCCGGTTGCGCTCGGTGACGCGCCAACGGCTGCCGGAAATACGCTGCTGGCGCTGATTGGACAGAAGGATTTTCTGCCAGTCACCGCTGGCAACGCTGCCGGAGTCGTCACGCTCACGCGCAAGCAGAAGGGTCCACGCGGCAACTTCGGCGTCGTGGTGCAGGACGTGACGCAGGGCCCGACAGTCATGGGTTCCACGCTTGGCGGCTCTGGCACGTCGGTCACCAGCGGCGGCAAGCGCTTCGGAGGCGGAACAACTGTCGACGATGTGACCGCGGTGTCGACCGCAACGTTCCCCGCTTGGTATCAGCGCGTGGCATTCGCGCCGAACGATTCCGCGAATCTCGCGGTTTGGCTCGCGAACGAAAACGCCAAGGCTGGGCCGCTCGAGGGGCGTCCGGAATACACGGTCGTTGGTAGCAATGACACGCTCGGCAACGCTCAGAGCCTTTCGCAAACGACCCTGAACAACGGTCGTTTTCAATTGGTCTGGATGCTCGAGGGCGAGTCGCACCCGGCCGAGATCGCTGCCTTCGTGGCCGCGCTGCGCACCGCGACCGAGCCAGGCGATCCGGGCTCGG